TCTATCAAATCAGGATTTACTTCTACACCCACCGAAAAGAAATTAGGCAGTTCGACAAGAAGACGTTTGACTTTAGAGCCACGGGTAGTAAGCAGACGGCCTTCATAACCTTCAAAAGGACCTCCAATAATACGGATCATACGACCATATATCGTATCGCTTATCTCTTCAGGTAAATAATATTTAGGATTTTCCGAACCTCTGACAGCACGTATAAAACGCTCCATATCCAAATCGGAAACAATCATAGGCTGACAATAACCGCCACCTTTCTGGTAACGATATTGAAGGGTCGGTATTTTACGAACAAACAGATCTAGAACTTCTCTTGTATCGTGGATAAAAAGCAGGTCCTGCATAAACGGTACTTCTTCACGAATTCGCTTACCATTTTTTAACTTCAACCGCCATTGCATAGGAGTAAATACTTCTAGATGTTCATCACTAAGCTGCTTATAAGCAGGTAACTTAGCATTAGGGCGTTTGAGGTCACGCATCACATACCAATGCATTCGTTGTTCATCTTTCAGGAGCGCCATAAAACCTCAAGACAATAATTCTAATCCTACCTGATTACATACAGCGTTATATATCAAGCAGTTATCATCATATTTCACAAAAGTTAGAGATCCCTCCCCACTATTATTAAACTTTCTCATCTTCACCATACAAGATGCATTCAAGGTCTATTTACAACCTTACTTTTTATTTCTCTCTATAAGATAAATAACAGGATGTAATATTTAATTTAATCACATAGATATCAGATAATTATAATCATTATATAATCGATAATAATTAAACATTTGTTGAGTAAGTCCTTCTCTAGAAGAAGCAATTACTCAAAATTACATTATGTTTTATGCTGTTATTTCCAATAAATTACGTACCTTTGTACCCGTTAGTATTTCTCTTATAGAGAGAACTATATTTTGCTAAACAAATTTAGCTTATATCAATATTATCCTTTCTTGTAGTTTCTCTTTAATAACCAGTACGATATCATTATAGAATTAAGAATGATGCATAATGACTATTAAACCGTTCCGGATTCCCGTTTAACTTTGTTATGCCCTTACTTTAGGAAAGTTTTAATATGTAAAAAAACAACAGTAAATCATACATACCCCTTGATACATATTTCCGATTTACAGTTTCATGGCTATATGGTAGATTATCTCATTTCTACAATGAATTAAGAATAAGACTGTTTGCCTTGTCTACCAAAGAAGTATCCAATGAGGCTAGATAAATGCGGGTAGTATTTTCCGAATCATGCCCCATAGCTTCACTGATAACAGATAAGGCTACATTTTTACTTTTGGCGATACTAGCCCAGGCATGGCGGGCAACATATGTAGTTAAAGGTATAGATAATCCTAACTGCATCCCAAGTTTCTTCAGTTTTAGATTCACCAAATGAGCAGTTTTCTTGTACTGTTTCCTTCCGTCCGCCTCCAGATCTCGTATAATAGGTAGTAGGTACGGGCTCCCCTGAGTATCATACCTATTAATTATTTCTTGCATTGGCTTTTCCCATTTGATGAACAACTGTTGCCCCGTCTTCTGTCGGCGATAGGACAAAATACCATTCTGCAAGTCTTTCTTTCTCAAAAAAGCCATATCAATGAATGACATACCACGGGTATAAAATGAAAACATGAAAATATCCCTCGCATAAGCCAGAGAAGGGCTCCTTGTTAGATCAAGCTCCCTCAAGCGACGAATCTCCTCTAACGGAATGGCACGTTTGACCGTCTTGTCTATCCCTGTATATACATATTTAAAAGGACTTCGCTGAACCGTCAAGTCCTTCTCCACAGCACGATTATAAATAGCCCGAAGATTCCGCATATAATAAGAAGTGGTATTCGGACAAATACCGGTAGACTTTAAATAGCTCTCATATTTCATCATCAAACTGGAATCAACTTCCTCCAACAGGACATCTTTCCCTTTCCGGAAACGTATGAAGCTGTTTAATGTAGTCATATAAGTTTCAGCAGTACGGTGTTTCCCGATTTGATTTAACTCTTTGATAAGATTTAGAGTAAAGGATACAAAACCATTATTCTCTGTGGATGCACAATAAAGCTTCACCAGACTATCTGAAGTATAAGCAATGCCCGAACGTTCAAGACGGGTTATAATATTCTTCAGCCTTACACTATCCTCCAACAGAGAATTCTTCAAAGAAAGCAAGTAATCTCTCCGACTTTCACTGGTTACTGAGGACAGAACAATCTCCGAATGTACCGCGTCCCATTCCGCAGGAAACAACTTGTATCCGGTATGTATTTGTCTTACTATACGTTTATGAATCACTTGATAAAAAAGCGTGCCTTCTTTCGTTGCGACGGAAGATGCACGGAATTTAACTTTTACTGTTGCCATATAAAATTATTTCTCTAAATAAATATAATCAAACGTGAACTTATAGATATTGAATGACCCGAATAAAACGTTTTATCTGAATTAAACAATAATCACTCCCTCATTATTCACATTTCACTATTTCCTCACTACAGAACATACAATAATCGAAATAACTTACTGCTTTACCTTATTTTAATAACTAATTCTTGTTTTTTATACTCCCAACCCTTTCCATACAACAGATCTCCAATTCACTGAACTTTCCAAATATTTCTTTTTAGTAATTATTTTAAAACAACTCACAAAGATGACTCCGTTAGAGTCCCGGAATAAAGGATAAAAAGGAGCGGAGGAAACATTATATTATATTACATAACAAATAAAAAAGGCGATGTCACCACAACATCACCTCTTCTTCATACAAAACATTAAAATCTATCTCATCCAGCAATAAGCATTCGCCTTAACCTCAACTTTTGTAAATTTCTCCAGTTCCGCCTTTAACATCTTCACTTCATTCGCAGTCGGTTCGGGAAGGGTAATATCATACCGTGAGTTACGACCGATATTCACCTGCCAAGGGGAACACATACGAACCAGTTCCACCAATTCTGCCGGATCAAATTTCATTAGAGGTTCACAAGTTACATAGGTGGGGATTCCATAGTTGGCGATCTCCTGCATAGCAGCCGCACGTTCTTGAGGTACCAGAGTATTCCGCATTATATCCGGATAAAAACGGTTCGTCTCAATGGTCGTACAAAGAACGGATTTCTTCATAACCGGATGCTCCAGATATTTCAGAAAACGGGCGGGATTCTTTGACTGGAAGAGATACTTGTTATCAAAACCGTCACAATAGTCCAGTATCTGCTCAATCCATTCTGACGGGACATTAGCCGCCCATTCATCCGTACTGCTGCCTACAAAGATAAAGTTGCCTTCACCCAGATTCACTTTCAGTTCCTTCAGCTCCAGACGCAAGGGAGGCAGGAGAAGTTTACGTCTCATAAAACAATATGAACAAGAGTGTTCACATTCGCCTTTCATCGGGTTATATGTATGTGAAACGAAGGCATACATGTTCCCGGTACTTTTATTCAGTGCCATATATCATTATGCTTTTCACATCCATGTTATATTCAACTTTTAATTAGTATCTTTGAACCATTGGAAACAACCTTGCCGAAGTCGGAGATACCGTCCAAGCAGTTGTGATTTGCTTTCAAATTAGTAGCTTTGAACCATTGGAAACAACTATAAAATTCAGCGTGCCAAACAGCACGATGTTGTGATTTGCTTTCAAATTAGTATCTTTGAACCATTGGAAACAACCGCACGTACAATATATTATCAAGTATATGGAGTTGTGATTTGCTTTCAAATTAGTATCTTTGAACCATTGGAAACAACTACAATTTTATTCCAATGCGGGCAAACTGAGTTGTGATTTGCTTTCAAATTAGTATCTTTGAACCATTGGAAACAACGGTAACGCCATCGGAGTTCATTGCGATTAAGTTGTGATTTGCTTTCAAATTAGTATCTTTGAACCATTGGAAACAACGCAGTACGGGGGAAGATCATTCGGCAAATCGTTGTGATTTGCTTTCAAATTAGTATCTTTGAACCATTGGAAACAACAAGGTTTGAGGTTGACAATTTTTCCATTAAGTTGTGATTTGCTTTCAAATTAGTATCTTTGAACCATTGGAAACAACCGTTGTAAGTACCATCGTCTACCCGTAACAGTTGTGATTTGCTTTCAAATTAGTATCTTTGAACCATTGGAAACAACGCGCAAATCAGGTCGTTCATCTGTAGCCTGTTGTGATTTGCTTTCAAATTAGTATCTTTGAACCATTGGAAACAACTTTTGTTAGCAACGCCCGGAGAAGCGTCGGTTGTGATTTGCTTTCAAATTAGTATCTTTGAACCATTGGAAACAACTGCGGATTCCCGGATAAACGCCATATTCTGGTTGTGATTTGCTTTCAAATTAGTATCTTTGAACCATTGGAAACAACGTGATCACTGTCGCCGACATAGCGGAGCAGGTTGTGATTTGCTTTCAAATTAGTATCTTTGAACCATTGGAAACAACCTGTCCAGTTTTGGCACGAAATGTAGTCCAGTTGTGATTTGCTTTCAAATTAGTATCTTTGAACCATTGGAAACAACCTTAACCGTAAAGCAAGCCAACTTATTAACGTTGTGATTTGCTTTCAAATTAGTATCTTTGAACCATTGGAAACAACGCTTGGCTTGGCTGGATGGAACTTTGACCGTTGTGATTTGCTTTCAAATTAGTATCTTTGAACCATTGGAAACAACTTGAAATTAGCATCGACGGAAACAGTAGAGTTGTGATTTGCTTTCAAATTAGTATCTTTGAACCATTGGAAACAACGAGATGGTCGATAAGTACAATCGCCTGAACGTTGTGATTTGCTTTCAAATTAGTATCTTTGAACCATTGGAAACAACGAGGAACTGTTTCGTGAGAAGCTAGCGTTAGTTGTGATTTGCTTTCAAATTAGTATCTTTGAACCATTGGAAACAACTGACCCGGATAAAGTGCGTGACAAGCTCCTGTTGTGATTTGCTTTCAAATTAGTATCTTTGAACCATTGGAAACAACTTGTTGTATTCCAGCATCCACACCTGAAAAGTTGTGATTTGCTTTCAAATTAGTATCTTTGAACCATTGGAAACAACACCACCAATATATTGCGCCATGTGGGACATGTTGTGATTTGCTTTCAAATTAGTATCTTTGAACCATTGGAAACAACATCCTGTCCAGAGATTGCATAGTCCAAAAGGTTGTGATTTGCTTTCAAATTAGTATCTTTGAACCATTGGAAACAACAGGAGCTACCCAGTCTTTCAGATCAGTAGTGTTGTGATTTGCTTTCAAATTAGTATCTTTGAACCATTGGAAACAACTCATCAGTCATAGGAGCAGAAAACTCGAAGTTGTGATTTGCTTTCAAATTAGTATCTTTGAACCATTGGAAACAACGACAAGGTTGGTGAATTCCCCACCAGTGAGTTGTGATTTGCTTTCAAATTAGTATCTTTGAACCATTGGAAACAACAAAAAGAATGTTGGTACAAGTGATGATCCGGTTGTGATTTGCTTTCAAATTAGTATCTTTGAACCATTGGAAACAACGCAAGAGAATTTCATTGTGAAGTCGAAGAAGTTGTGATTTGCTTTCAAATTAGTATCTTTGAACCATTGGAAACAACCGTATTTTCGTCGCTACGTTAACGATAGTGTTGTGATTTGCTTTCAAATTAGTATCTTTGAACCATTGGAAACAACAAAGAGGAGGAATAAACCATGACAGTCGTGTTGTGATTTGCTTTCAAATTAGTATCTTTGAACCATTGGAAACAACAGACGGAACTAAGTTTAAAAACTTTGGGTAGTTGTGATTTGCTTTCAAATTAGTATCTTTGAACCATTGGAAACAACCATAGGTCAAAAAGGAAGGTCGTCATCAGGGTTGTGATTTGCTTTCAAATTAGTATCTTTGAACCATTGGAAACAACATTGTCAAAAGGAGAATTATTATCTTTGTGTTGTGATTTGCTTTCAAATTAGTATCTTTGAACCATTGGAAACAACTCTGAGACGAAGTAATAGACCAAGCGGTATGTTGTGATTTGCTTTCAAATTAGTATCTTTGAACCATTGGAAACAACATACTTTCGAAGTACTTTTTTTTCTATGTCGTTGTGATTTGCTTTCAAATTAGTATCTTTGAACCATTGGAAACAACTCATCCGACTATGAGGCTGTCATCCGACTAGTTGTGATTTGCTTTCAAATTAGTATCTTTGAACCATTGGAAACAACTCAAACTGAACAGGATTATTCTGAATAGGGTTGTGATTTGCTTTCAAATTAGTATCTTTGAACCATTGGAAACAACAGAGTTAAGAATAGAAGCAACAGTCTCCGCGTTGTGATTTGCTTTCAAATTAGTATCTTTGAACCATTGGAAACAACAGAAACCGATTAAGGACAGAAGTGTTCGCGTTGTGATTTGCTTTCAAATTAGTATCTTTGAACCATTGGAAACAACTCGTGATTTTGTCCAACCTAGATACTTATAGTTGTGATTTGCTTTCAAATTAGTATCTTTGAACCATTGGAAACAACTGAACAAAAAGAAGGAGGAACAACTGAACGTTGTGATTTGCTTTCAAATTAGTATCTTTGAACCATTGGAAACAACCAAAGCTGTACAATGTCACTAAGCGTAAGCGTTGTGATTTGCTTTCAAATTAGTATCTTTGAACCATTGGAAACAACTTAAGCGTTCCGCTGATATGTGTTCTATGTGTTGTGATTTGCTTTCAAATTAGTATCTTTGAACCATTGGAAACAACAATGAGGACGTTTTGAACGAGAACCATACTGTTGTGATTTGCTTTCAAATTAGTATCTTTGAACCATTGGAAACAACACAACATGAATAGAGTACCTACGAGATATGTTGTGATTTGCTTTCAAATTAGTATCTTTGAACCATTGGAAACAACTATTACCTGGACATTGCAGCTTTGTAAGAGTTGTGATTTGCTTTCAAATTAGTATCTTTGAACCATTGGAAACAACTGTTTAGCTCACGGAAGGAGTACTTAGGGGTTGTGATTTGCTTTCAAATTAGTATCTTTGAACCATTGGAAACAACTTACTACTGCCGGCAACAATACAAAAAAGGTTGTGATTTGCTTTCAAATTAGTATCTTTGAACCATTGGAAACAACCAGACCAAGCAAGAATTTCAGCAGGAGACTGTTGTGATTTGCTTTCAAATTAGTATCTTTGAACCATTGGAAACAACACAGGAGCAAGTGCAACAACAGGTGTGTATGTTGTGATTTGCTTTCAAATTAGTATCTTTGAACCATTGGAAACAACTCTTCTCGAAGTGTTTTGGTGATCTCCTCGTTGTGATTTGCTTTCAAATTAGTATCTTTGAACCATTGGAAACAACCCAATATAATAATCTACATTATAAGATGTGTTGTGATTTGCTTTCAAATTAGTATCTTTGAACCATTGGAAACAACAGCAGCACTATTAACGTATGACGCAACATAGTTGTGATTTGCTTTCAAATTAGTATCTTTGAACCATTGGAAACAACTAAGCCAAATCAATATCATAATCACAATTAGTTGTGATTTGCTTTCAAATTAGTATCTTTGAACCATTGGAAACAACACGAGGCGTTCGGGCGTTTCAATGACAGATGTTGTGATTTGCTTTCAAATTAGTATCTTTGAACCATTGGAAACAACGTCAGATGGGAGAGAATCAAAACGGTAGTAGTTGTGATTTGCTTTCAAATTAGTATCTTTGAACCATTGGAAACAACCCAAGATCTAATCCAAGAACAGATGGCAGGGTTGTGATTTGCTTTCAAATTAGTATCTTTGAACCATTGGAAACAACATTTCCAGCAGAATAATAAAGAGCCAACGAGTTGTGATTTGCTTTCAAATTAGTATCTTTGAACCATTGGAAACAACCATTTTGCCGATCAGTATTGAAAGACAATTGTTGTGATTTGCTTTCAAATTAGTATCTTTGAACCATTGGAAACAACTTGACCTTGCAGGTTAGAAACCTCAGCATTGTTGTGATTTGCTTTCAAATTAGTATCTTTGAACCATTGGAAACAACCTCATCATCAGTACAACCTTCGAGGTACTGTTGTGATTTGCTTTCAAATTAGTATCTTTGAACCATTGGAAACAACAACTCTTTATGAAACGTCTGCGTATTCGCTGTTGTGATTTGCTTTCAAATTAGTATCTTTGAACCATTGGAAACAACAAGAGCACCAATCAGTTGATCAGCAGTTTCGTTGTGATTTGCTTTCAAATTAGTATCTTTGAACCATTGGAAACAACATGAGGACGTTTTGAACGAGAGCCATATTGTTGTGATTTGCTTTCAAATTAGTATCTTTGAACCATTGGAAACAACATATTTTATATAACAAAATGATTTCCAACAAGTTAAAAAGAAAATTAGAAAAGAAAAAAAGTCTGTTTCCAGCACAAAATCTCGCATTAATGCGAGATTTTGTTTTTTAAAATAACTCTAATTGTTGTCCAGGCGTATTAACATTCTGCATTTTCTTTCCATAAAAAAGTTCTATATTACCAAACTGTTTATCGGTAATACACATGATTCCGACATGTCCAAACTCCGGGAGGAAAGATTTAACTCTTTTTATATGTACTGTAGCATTTTCACTACTAGCACAGTGACGCACATAAATGGAAAATTGAAACATAGTAAAACCATCCTTTTGCAGATTCTTTCTAAAGTCCGCATAAGCCTTCTTTTCTTTCTTCGTCTCAGTCGGCAAATCAAAAAAAACAAGTACCCACATAATACGATATTCACTAAAGCGATCCATTATCGTTCAGGATAAGCTATTCGACGAATTTCTCCATTGAAACATTTGTAAAGTGAGGAAGTGGTTTGTCCTACGGCAACCATCAACGGACTACGTTTACCTCCAATTACCACTTCCAATGTCGGAACAGTCAGCAACCGTGCTTTTATGTCTTTTGTCAACTCCACATCTTTTCCATACTCCTGTGTCAAGTTAAATACTAATTCATCCACATAAGGACGATAAGGTTCCATTATATCATCAGCCAAACAATAAGCATTATATCGATTGTGATGATGGATGCCCAAAGTAGGAAGCAAACCACTTATTACCAACCCACGAGCCACTACTGCACGAAGAATAGCATATCCGTAATTCAATAGGTTATTAGGAGAAACACCCTCACGATCTCGCGTAAAACAGTCAATGCCAGCAAATAAGAATTTCCAATAATACGCTGCAGCACGCGCTTCCAAGTTATCAGGATCACCGCTACGCACGTCAGCCGCCCACACACGCATACACTTTACTTCTTCGTTCATACAATCTTTGAGTACAGATGCCTGGTTGTTGATCTTCGCTTGAATAGTTTGCTGCCAGAGTTGCTTTTTCAATGGAAGTGAAGCATCCAATTGTTTACGAAAACGCTCATTCTGCGTGGTATTTCCATAAAGAGGAAGCATTAGTCCGACCGGCATACTCTTACTATTACAAGTGATTACCGAGCAATTATTTTCAAGCAAAGCCTCCAACACACCGGAAGTAATGGTAATTTGTTTGTTATCCAACACAATTATTCCAATATCCTCTATAGGCTTCGTCACTTCCGCCTGTTTTTTCAAGACTTCAGGCAAAGCTATTGTCTTTTCAACATCAGGCAGTTTAATGATTAACTGTGCATTTCGTAACGATAGATAAACCGGATTCCCGAAATAAAGTGTTTTCTTAATCATAATTCATTCTTTTATTAAAGTGTTTCAAAATCAGATTTGTAATCATAAAATCATTTAGTATGAAATCGATCATATTTCTGTTCCATAATGGCATGACCACTTCGTAACTCACTCTTCCAGTGTATACAACACAACCTTTCCATTGAATTATCAAAATAAATCCTACTTTTCACCTCATCTTTCACATACAAACATGTTCTTTTTAGCCGGATTTTTTACATAATCTAAAGATATTGAAAGAATGCGACTCAAATCATACAACTCTGTATTATTCAGATTTTTTTTGCAATAGGAAAAAACTTCCGGTTTATACATCACCTCGTTAGATACATTTTTCCAAGCAGTTTCTATTTATTAAACCTCTTCATCACATCACCATTCGCTCCACAGTCAGCATCACTTTGCAAATAAATACCGATTATTCTCTTATGGAAACAACGTTCGCTACTACGAATGTCACAAATACAAACAAATTATTACTTAAAATAATTTTCTCTAAACAGTTTCTGCGAATTCTTTAATCGTCTGTCATTCATACCCAAGTACCTCAATCAAACATTTTTTCAGTACGCTGTTTACCCATATTCAAAATATGTAGTTTGAATTTCATCAATGCAGTAACCCACAGATAGAATGATGCCCAGATGATATAACCTCATCTGATACATTTTACCATCAGTGGCAGCTAATTCCAAAAATCTTCAATTGGCTCACTGTCTACAAAGATATTCTTGAAATGTTTTGCAACTGCGGAGCACAGTACTCTAAACAGTCAAGTAATTTTGCCTTGCGCCAACCCAAACATTTCGTCAAAAATATAGATTTCAACTTTCACCTATCTATCTCTATATTTGTAATAATAGGAGTCAAAGCATCAAGGATCATCATTGTTTTTACACATATATTATTTATTATGTATTATTCAATTAGTATTCCCCAACCGAAACAATCTGCCCAATGTGATTAACACGTACTTTAACAATAGAGTCTAATCCTTTTGAACTACGAAAATCTATCCAAGTGATACCTCTCAAAATAGAACTCGTATCCTTGATCGTTGTTTCCAAATGATGTCTAAAAACATAGTTTTTATGAGTAAATTTCTGTACCCTGAACAAATTTGGGCTTATCAATCCATAATTATCTGCATCAAGTAAATCAATCTCTTTCGGATTAAAGCCAGTCTTTTTATTTGGAAATACAAAATACTCATTTTGCTTCATACTGAAAAGGAATTGCCAGCCCTCACTCGCTTTATAATCCTTATCAATAATCGGTTGACCAAGATTTACCCTTGTTACTGCATCAAAGAAAGTAACTACAACCTCTTCAAGTTCATACTTTAGGTTGCCATTCTCGTCAATTACCATTTGACCGTTCTTATCTATAACGGGCCTACGATAAACTGCTACATGATGATTATTGCCTGTATTAACAAAATCCACAGGAATATTTCTACCATTTCCATCCAATACTGGTTTGCCATCCTTATCCTTTTTCACATGCAATGACTGCGCATTGCTGATTCCCGAAATTGTAACTCGTTTAATGGGTATGCCTTTCTCTTTATTCAACCAAATAGGTTTCTCATCAAGATTGGAGAATGCTTTTTTAGCATCATTCCCATACTCCTTTAATCTGCCTGTTAGCATTTTTCGAACACCTGAATCTATTATCTTATCAACCCTCAAATCTGGAGAAATCTCTTTACGTATAGTATAAATAGTTTCAAATGTTACAGTTTTTACTTTCTTTGGTACCTTCCTTATTTGCTCCTTATCCAGCCAAACGGGCTTTTTATCTAGTGAGTTCCTTCCGGCAAATGCCTTTTTCGGATCATTGTGATGTTCCTGCAAACGTTTTAGCAATGCATCCCTGTAAACAGAGCTACTTACTGTCGCTATTTTCGACACATCAAACGAAGCATTCACCTTCTCTTCTTTTGTCAAATATTGTCTGCAACAACCATAGATTGTTTCCAGATGCAACTGTCCACGTGGGGTTTGTTGCTTCTTTGTATTTACGCCACCTCTTTTCTTCGTTTTATTAATATTGTTCGTAATTACCTTATTTTTCGCTTTTATCGAAATTAGGGTATTTTCCAAATGTTTTTTAGCTTCTGCACGAAACTCATTCAATGGTATAGGTGCTATTGCCCTACCATTTTGAAAATATTTGTTCTTTATTGCATACTCATTTGTGTTGGGATTCAAACTGGCATTTTTGTTATTAAAATACTGAATGAATACCTCCTTTGTAAACGCAACCGTCAAAGCGTCCATCGCATGATGACGATGATCATTCCGTTTCGACCAATCCTTGATTCTGCCTATTTGTTTTCCATCTTTATCTTCAAAATATTCAACCAGTCCTAACGCCTTATATTTTTCCCAATTCAATTCTTTCATCACATCAACCAGTTGCCAATCTTCGCGCAATTTGTCAGTAATTGAGCCACTTGTGGCAACTACACAACGAGAAATTTCATTCAACATAGACAGAGCCTTTTTAGCAATATATTGCGTATTACGAAGGTCACGTTCAATAAAACCACCAGGAATATCCTGCTCTGTCATTTTCAATTTAGTATATTTAGTTTTCGATATTTTCCCTGAGACAAACAATACTTCGATATTATTCAAATAACAATCTAAACTATTATCAGTTCCACTTTCACCAAATTTTTCCTTCACAAAATCGTAAGCTGTCCTATTCCCTTTTTCAATATTTACATTACGTGCTTCAAGTGTCTTATTTGAAAAGCTGTCATCAAAAAGCCGCGCTTGTGGAATAATATGCTCAATATCAAATTCCTTACTAAACAACTTTTCTCTTGGAATATAGGTATTGGAATAAAGAGTCTTATAACCACGTGACTCTAATTCCTTATAAAGTTTGTAACGCAAGATATCCGAGCGGCCTACATTCTTCAAACCGAACTCCTCTTGCAAAAGTTTCTTATGTGCCTCATGTGTCTTTGTAGTTTCAGCTATGGACTTGGTTAACTTCTCCCTCTCTTTGGCATTCTTTTTCAATTCACGTGCCAATTCGACACGGATTTCATCCGGTCTCCCATAAGCCTCAATAATTGCGTTGATTACGTTTACCATCTGATTCAGAATCTTTTCCACCACTGGATTGCGCAAACTATTCCTAGGAAGAACCTCTAGCTTATCTTTCAACACCTTGTTTGCTATTTCTTCTTTGGTTAAAGACGATTTTGAATGCCTATATCCAGCATACTCGCAAGCTACATCATACTGATTGCCTTCTTTCAGATGAGGTAAAATCTTATGAATGGCTTTTGCACTCAGACTGCCATAATCTTCTTGAAAAGTAATATTTGCCAAAATCTTTGCAAACTCCTTCCCAAGACCATAAGAATCCATTATCTTTTGAACTAGGCACCCGTTTCCTGTTGGCGTATTGTCACCTTCAAAAGAATACAATAAATGCCAAAGTTTATAATAAGATTGTTTATCCAACTCTTTATTTGAGTCAAAACTCAAAATGTCGGTATTCCAATTAAGAAGAACAAAAACAGACTTTACCTGCTCAACTATTTTCTCAATGGGTTTCTTGAAGTCAACTGGCTCATGACCAGACATTTCAATCATTTTGCTATATGCTTGAAAAAATAGATATCCCGTCTTATTACCATCAATCGTTTTAAAATTCAAGTCCAATTCTTCTGGATTATCAAATAATAATCTTAAAACATCCAACTTCGTCATTTTATCACGAACAAAAAGCTCTTTGGCAAGCAATTCTTTTTCTTCCTGATACAAATAACGCCTGCCGTTCAACTCCAATTGTTCCGTATCGTCCGGTTCATTTGAACCATTCTGCATTCTTTGTTTATTCTTATTACCAACAGCTGTTACTTCAATATTATTTAGTATTTGCCATATTTTGAATTCTTGGAACAAGGGAGAAGAACGGGGTATCACCCGATTACCTACTGTTCTAATTTTTCTCTTACCATCTATCTTTACTTCTATCTGTCGACTTTCAAACTCACAAAAACTGATTAATCCTTTCTGACTCTTCAACCTGCGCTGATAAAAAATGATAATATCACGGATCTCTTTTTTTAGTTCTCCCGTCAATTCTTTATGAAATTCTGCTTGTTTTTCCCAAAGCACATTAAACTCATCCAAATAATCCTGACGATAAAACACAATATTCCGTAAACTTGCATTGGGATTGTTATCCAAAATATCCATTAGGTATTGACCAACAGTTTGTTTGTTAAAGTACAATTCTTTACTTCTATCACTGATTGTACCTAGATAACCGCTTGAATTATTGATTTGAGTGTTTATTTCTTGTAATATAATAACCAATTGTTCCAATGATAACTTTTCTTTCAAACCACTTACCCTCCATTGCAAATTTTCCTTTTTTGCCTCATCCCTTTTTCGTTTGCTATAAATACCTTCCAACTTATGTTCCTTTTCTATTTGTTCGTTTTTGCTTTCTTCATTATTCCATTCTGTATAGGTTTCTTTCCAAACAAAAGCATTGGCACAAATGGCCCAAACAGCATCACGTTTTTTACCTCTCAACTCTTCTTTCAATGCAGCAGTAAGAATCCCAGGATAATATTCTTTTTGTTTTTCCCAAATCCTGTCAAGTTCATTCTGTAAGTCAGAACGATAAAAATCAGGTAATACCTTTTTCCCTGCAGAAAGAAGTTGCAGACATAATTCACCGGGGGTAAGATTGGCATCATAAAGTTTCCTGGCTATATCCATACCGTCAATCAACGTGTCCTCTTCTGCTCCTCCCGCCTTCCGACTACTTTTATAACCACGTTTTTTATTAATCATTATCAATACACGCGCAAACTCTTCCAACGAAATTTCCTCTGTTAGCGCTTTTACCCTCAAACGATATGTCTCAAAAGTTGTACGATTACCATTTTCCGAAAGTATTGTATCTTCAGTTATAAACTTACATTCCTTCAGCACCTCTATTAAAGCCTCCCGGCGAAGTTTGTAACGATGCAAATTGCGACGCATACTTCTCTTAAGTGTTCTATCTGCATTGGTTGTAATACTCTTCCCTTTTTCAAAGTTGATCGATTCATCTACTGTCAAAGGATTAACTCTCACACCAAGCTTAACAATTGACGACCTTTCATTCTTGCTTTCCGCCTCGTTCACTAATGCCCACCCAATACTACTTGAGCCTAAATCCAATCCTAAAATCCTTTTCATATTTGACCAGTTTTATTACAATACCCCAAATATATTATTTTTTTCTATAAATAAATACTATTATGAAAATAATTTCCTATCTTTGTATCACTAATTTGAAGCAAATCACAATAAGGATTATTCCGTTGTGAAAACATTAAGGGCGGGGCATTTGCCTCGCCTTTTTGTATTACTTATAAAAACAAACAATCCTGCCTATATATAACCGATAGATAGAATAAAGCAGACTAATAATTACATATTGGAGAAAAACACCTATTGACATAGAATTTATAAAAAGGATCGAGTCTATCCTGCTTAGATAAATTATTGAGCCCCTATCATATTAAAAAGGAAAAGCCAAAACGACTGCACACAGTCTGTTTCCCTGTTTTTTTATAAACTAAGATCATTTAATCTATTAAATAAAGTTGATTTACTTTTTTTATACACCTCATCTTAATCGGTATTCTTCTAATCACATTTCACATAATTTTAAGTCCATAAATTTCTAATACTTAGTCAATCTTAACATACCATTTAATATCCTATCCATAATTCCCAATAATTCTATTAACATGATCTGCCCAGACTATTACAACTTTATATACCATATAGAAAAGATACCGAGTAATCCATTATAGGATCCTCTCCGATATCAAAATGCTATTTCGACAAGGATACTCTCTCTTACTCCGAAACTGGCAATAAGTGTCTTTCAAATAAACTATTTCCGTTGGTATTTATATGTATAATTATTTTTATTTATAATAACTCCTACTGATACTATTGGTAGTCTGACAATAATATGTTTCCCCACGGCTCTCCGGGAAATAGTTGCCTTCTCATCCATAAGACATGTTTTTTATAACTGGCATTAATGTAGAGGTTTCATTAAAGGATTGGGATGATTCGGATTCTCCTGAATGGTCAACCGGTCCAGATCTTCCTTTTTCTGCCACATATAAGCCTGATACTCCGGACTGTCCTCTTCTGCCCATTCAAGATTGGAGGAGTTGTAATTCAGGTAATCCTGATCCTTATGCAGTACCCGCGGCCTGCTCATCAGGGAGTTATCACCGGCTACAAATTCGGCTTCCGCCATAAGAGCATCAACACGCGCACGTCTCTCGTCAATAGAGCCATAACGGTTCTTACGATAATAGCATACATAAGGATCCACAGAAACCAGTCGGTCCGTATCGCTGTCACCAATTACCGTGACTACAAACAGTTTTTTCCTTTTATCAAGTATGGTACCATCCGACCGTACCACCAGTCCGTTATCCAGCTTTCTTTCCTTGTCGGTCGGAGAATACTTCAGGACCTGTTTCCATGCAAGATTCAAGGCATGACAATTGCCCGGATCATTATCCTTATGAACCGGTATATATTTCCTGCCATCCCGGGGCATAGGACTGAAACAGATGGCCACAGCTTCATCAAGAGGTATTTCTCCATGGCTTTTCGTGTCCAGGTATTTGCTTCCATCCAGACGGGTATGGATTTGCAAGGCATGGTTCCAGGCTGGGTCTTTATATTCCCTATAAACATATGTACCTTCACGGTTTACCCAGATATTATATATTCCACAATATCTCATTTTTCTGCCGTTGATCTCTTTTTCGAACGGCAGTTTTTTATCGTTTTTATTCATCATTTTCTTTTGATTTTATATAACTATTCATATTAGTATTCAGACAATTTAAAAGATATCTTCCGGATTGGTTTTCAGTTGTTTCTACAAATATTACATATTGCGCATTCCCTCCTGTATAGCGTCCATCGGTATCTGTTTCAATAACCTGTCCGGATTTCCATACTTTTCGTAAATAAGTCATAGGTGGGCTGCACAGACCTGTTTTCAACAACCATTCAATGCAGAGTCCGGTTGAAAACAGAATGACTCCGGGAATAATCCGCTCATGGTTCCCTTTAGCTGAAATAACATAAATCAGGAGATGCCCGGAAACCATAGTTCCCAAATCAGGAAACCACTTTTCTGCTTGCTTTAACATTATAATTATTTCAAACATGATTTATTATTATCTTTCATCATTTATCAGGATGAGGGGTGATGACAACAGCGTTTTTATAAATTTATGACACTAAACCTGTTTATAAAGAGCTCCAGACCTCATATAATGAATGGACATGTACAGTTCAAAACATTTTTCATATGATTGGATATGCAGATCTGGGAGGTGACGAAGGAAGCCGTCAAAGCTTCAAAATGCCTCAAAAGTTATCCGACCTGAGAATACGAATTAGCAATAATTCCTCATCGGGTTCAATACAGTTATGCCCTCTTTTACTCACTATATACATATACAACCGTCAACCCCACAGATAACCTTGACATGTTTATTAAAAAAAAATACCGTCTTGGGAAAACCCTGAAATCCTTATACATGTACGCTAAATAAGGAAGGCATACTAAAACTGAATAAAAATGAAGAACGAAAAAAAAGAATTATTAAAAAAGCAGCGGCAGGTGATGCGGAAACCATGTACCTGCTAGCACAGGATTATGAAAACGAAGGAAACTTTGACAATGCTTTCTTCTGGTATAACAAAGCCGCAATGCAGGGACTGGCGGATGGGATCAACAATGTCGCCATGTACTACCTGGAAGGTCTGGTAGTAACCCCGGATGTTGACAAGACTATTAATCTGCTGGAAAGCATTGCAGACAAGGTACCTGTAGCAAAGATTAATCTGGCGTGTATATATCTGGAAGGGAAAGGTTGCCCTCAGGATAGTGAAAAAGGAATGGAGTTACTACGGCACGCTGTCTCTGGTGAGGGGCCGGCTGCTTTCACAATAGGGAAGATACATCTTGGAGGTATGTATGGAGCTCCTGTAGATTATAAGATAGCCATCAAATGGTTTGAGAAAGCGTATGCATTGGAAATATATGAAAGCGTGGAGATCCTCTGTAATTTGTATGAAGGCCTGTATTCACGTAAAGTAAAGAACAGGGAAAATATCATCATAAATAATAAGAAGGTTTATCCGGACTTCCTGGTTGCAAGAACGTTCCTGCCGAACATGAACCCGGAGCTTTATACGGAAGTGGAACATATTGACGGGGACATGTCCAATAACTCCACCCGGAACCTCAGATGGATAAAAAAGAAATAATGCCGGACAATCATGGATAGTTATATCACATTAGCACATAGAATCAACCATACAAGGTACAATCTGAGCTATCCGACACTCTCACGGGTTACAGGCATGATCCGTGATGGTAACATGGTGCTGTGTGACAGTCAGTACGGTAAATATACCCTGGCACAGGCCATAGAACATATAAGGAAACAACCGGAGAATGAAATGCAGTACTGGAAAGCCAGACTACTGCCTGCCGTAGCCTATAACGGTACATTTTCAGAAATTGACAGTACGCATCTGATATCGTATTCAAATGTGACGGCAATGGACTTTGACCATATAGGGACACAGGATGAAATGACAGATCTGCGAAACTGGCTGATAAGAACTCCATGTGTCTTATGTGTATTCGTAACTCCAGGCGGAAGGGGGTTGAAAGCACTGATACTGCATGATAATACCGACCCGGACAGGCACAGGGACTTATACACACAACTATTGGACAAATTCAACGTGGCCGGTAAGGATAGCGCCTGCAAGGATATGGCAAGGAGAAACTATCTCAGCTATGATCCTGACATATGGATGAATCCTAATCCGGTAACGTTTCATTATATCCCCACCGTAAGGGCGCAGGGCAAAGTGATACAACCCCATGCAGAAAGAAAGGTGTCGGACAAAAGCATTATCAATATTATAAACTCTCTCTGGAAGAAGAATAACCCGGAATACTGGAAAGAGGGGAACAGGGCGGAGAGCATCTTTAAGCTGGCCTGTCTGATGTGCAAATGGGGAGTGGATGAGAGCCTGGCTATCGGGTATTTCACTGAAGGATGGAAAAGTCCTACGATGAGCGAAGAGGAAATACTAGGGCATGTGAGAAACGCATACAGGGCTGAGAAGAATAACTTCGGGACATTGGAGTTCAATGTATATTAAGGACTGAAGGGGATTCGAAGGAAATGCTGCAGAAGGATAATTTACAGGTTAACCGAAGGCAGGATATATGATAACTATTATAAATGATATGATAACTATATTATAATCACTCACACGGCGTTTGCCTACAGCTAACGAATAACACTATTTTAGTGCAACTTTTTTCCCTAAAATCGGTATTATTACTTATAAATAGTATGTTTTAGAGTAAAAAAAAATGTTGCGTTCCGTTTACCCTTCAACGATTAAATGGAGGGTAGGAAAATATTGCAAACCTTTTATAAACAAAGTATAAATATGAATATGATACAAATTGATATGCCTGAGAAATGCAGGTATATGAGTGACTACGACAGGCTCCTGAAGGGGATTCTACCCATAGACAGAAAATTTATTCTCAATAAGACGATAACAGGTTGCGGAGGGACATCAATGTTCATCAATTCCAGTCTGCCGGTAGTGATTATTTCGCCACGGATTCAGGTGCTCAAGGAAAAGCATAAACAGCATCCCGACACTTTTCTCTTCCATATCCCCCTGTGCAACGACAGGGCGGAAGCAATAAGAGAGAAAATGCAGGATTTAGGCGTATACCTGGACTGTCACCAGGGAAATTTGCCTTTCGGGCAGTTATCAAGGCCACCCAGAATACTAGTCACACTGGATTCATCGGACAAGGTACTTTCCGTACTCAAGTCGAGGGGAATGACAGATACATTCCTGTTTGTGGTCGATGAGTTTCAGTGCCTTATGGGAGATGCGACGTTCAAAGGAAGTACGGACATGAATTTCCTGGTATACCTTGACAGGGAAGCACGGCGAATCTGTTACCTCTCCGCAACACCCATTCCCGACATATTCCTGGATAATATACCACAATTCGCAGGTATTCCCTATTATAAGCTGGAATGGGACCCGGAGGTCATTGAGGAGCCTACACTAAAGGAGGTAAGGATGAAGAGTGGTGAAAGTGCGGAGAAACTATGCGCCCGCTTAATACAACGATACAGGGAGAACGGATATTTTGAAAGGAAGGTCCTGCAGGGAAATGTCGTATATTCCCGTGAAGCCTGTATATTCCTCAATGAAGTAAGGTCCATCAGGAACATCATCGGGCAGAACAACCTGAAACCGGATGAAGTGACCATACTGTGTTCGGAGAGCAAGGCTTCAGAACTGCCGAAAGGTTTCGTGGCAGGCGGATTATGTGCCGACAGGAATAATCCGGTAAACAAGACTTTTACATTCTGTACAAAAGCCTCATTCGAAGGTGTGGACTTCTACTCGACCAATGCCAGCACCTATATCTTTATCAATGCGGGCAAGGAATGGCAGACACTCGATATCATGCTGGACATACCCCAGATACTGGGAAGGCAGAGGCTTGACATGAACCCGTTCCGTTACGATGCAACCATATATTACAAGACGATGCCGGAGAGGGTAACCAAGGAGGAGTTTGAACGGAAACAGAGCGAGATGGAGAGAAAGTCACAAATGATCCTCGATACATATAACAATGCGCCGGACAATGCCAGAGAAATGTTTATCGAGCTTTACCGGGACAAAGCAACGGACAGGAGGTTTGTGGATGATTATATTGATCTTATCCGGGAGAACGGGCACACCACAATCGGTTTCAATTATCTGGTTATGGTAGCCCGGTGGAACAGGTGGCACCAGAGAAACTACTATTACAATAATTCCTGCCGGCTCTTAACAAGTATTCAGGATGCGGTCAGGATGTGCCAGAAACCGGAGGAACTGAAACAGTTTGAGAGTTGGTACTACAATGCGCCTCAAAAAGACAGACTGGCCGGGTATGCCCGTTTTAGAAAACAATACCCCCAGTATGACAGCCTGGTCCTGCAAAACCCGTTCATTAAGATGGAATTTCATCACTGGTATGATACCCTGGGCTATGAGGAGTTATCAAAGCTTGGTTTTCAGGAAACCGATATGGAAAGGGCTTACAATACGGTATGCGCGCAAGAGACGATAAGGGATGCCTGCAGGCGGACATTCAAGGCGGGTGTTTCATACTCCAGGCAGGAGGTAAAGGGAATGCTCCAGAAGATATATGACAGCATCGGGCTGACCGGGAAAACAGCCAAGGCTAAAGAGCTGGCACAATATCTCCCCGTCATAGAGAGGCAGAGGACGAATGAGAAAGGCAAGAGGGGGTATTTTATAGAAATCCGGGAAATCTAAAGAAGCAGTGCGTTCAGTTCATAACAGGGCGATACTGTCCTCTTTTTTTCTTCTTGACAGGTATAAGATTATCAAAGCTTAAGGTGAGACAGTCAGCAGAGATAGTAATCGCGTATCAACAGTTATTCATCGGAAAGTAATTATTCCGAAGAAAAAAATGACTCTCACAGGTATACAGCCTGCTATCATAAAAATGGGAATAATTATTTCCATGCACGAACATCTAATATCATATATTACACAGATAATTTCGTATATAATGATAAAGGATTCAGTTTTGCTAAAGGGAAGTAATGGACAGACTTATCTACCATAGACGCTTCCCGATTGCAAGTATATCCCGCATCAGGAAGGTACTTAGGAGAATATTACCCATGAATTACAATGATTCAATCTTTAAGAATGATAACTTACAGGTTAACCGAAGGCAAGATATATAGTAAATATACTACAACCATTATTATAATAATCACTCACACGGCGTTTGCCTACAACTAACGAAGACAATATTTTAGTGCATTTTTTTTTCATAAAATCAGCAATATTACTTAAATAGGATATGTTTTAGAGTAAAAAAAATTGCATCCTGTAGACTGGTTAAAGGGTAGTTTGAATGCAGAGAAATATTGCAGAGTCCAGTTGCTCATAATACAAAAGGGAGTTGATGAAGATGAGATCTCAGTGAGTATCAGGGGGGAAATTAGTTTCGATAGTTATCTTAGGTGTTTTCAAGAAAACACAGTAGGACTAATGAGATCTGGTACTTATGAAATCGAGGCTGTGTCATTGACAATGTACTAAAAATCGGTTAGTGTACCTTAATATACACTTGAGCAAGAACCTTTAGTGCTGTTTCGAAACAAGTAAAGATATATAAGTTTATTATTGAACTACACTAGTGTGGAAATCAGATTAAGAAGACTTTACTCGACGAAAGACAAACTCTATTTTGACTACTAGATTAAGAGCGTATGAGCTATTGTCATCACATCCATTATCATATTCAGGGTGCAACGTTTTACACCCTCTAAGGATAGAAAGTTTTTTTTTATGTATAAATAGCTGGATTTCAACACAATTCGTTATAATATGCAGAATTAATCAAATACTCATACATTCAGCATTTACACCCCTATGAAACGGCATTTACACCCCTAAAAAAAAGGAGAACACCGGTGTGTAGCGTCCTCCTTATCTGTATTAACTCAATCCGATTTCTTTTTCATGCTTTCTAAAAGCATTTCTCACATCATTCTTACTCACTCCAATCAGTTTGGCTATCCTTCCATAACCCAGCTGATTGCCATTTTCATCGAGAGTTTTCCACAAAGGATACCAGCATTCAATTTCCTCGTCTGTTAATCTCCGTCCCAACCGTGGTTCGGTTGGTATATCCATCTTCGGATACACTCCCTTGTAATACTGGCAGAGAAAACGCTCCATGCAGTGGTTGGCAAGATATTCGGTCAACTTACAAATCGCCCTACGTGTCTTCGGGACGTCTTCCCCGGGTTCACCGGCGAGCATATGCAGCACTATGGCACCATGGAAGGCGACAGTGGCCATGCGAAGGGAAACTTCTTTTCTTGTCTCGCCACCCATCTCCTTCTGTTTCTCGATCCAATGCTTCAGAGTACCGAATACATAAGAGAGATCTGTCCGGTGTTCGTTGGCAGGAATATCAATACCCTCTTTTGTTCTTCTGAAGCAATACTGTTCACGCCACTTGTCAATCTGGTCACGCATTTTCTCCAGTTCTTCACCCTCCGGTAAGTCAAACTCCGGAATTGAATGACCCAGTTCGGGAATTGCACAAAAACAAACACGCGAGGCGGTTCCATCTTCATACTCCTCCTCTTTAAAGAAACGTCTGACAGCCTTGGGAGTCCCGGTAAAGGTGTAATTGAAATACACGAGAAATGTACCGCGACATTCATTAGGGGTATGCTTGTTGTCCAAAGAAATACTCTCGTTGGAGAATGCTTTACGTAACAAGTCACTAGAAAGTCCGCCACCTTTGGTGAAAGATTGACGCACGGTATCGATCTCTGTCTCCATCGAATAGAAGTATACATCATGATTACCAGCTATAAGCTCCAATAATCTCGCTTTTGAGATCTCGCTGCCTATCGTTTGGATAATCTGGTCAGGCTTGTTACTCCTGGCCTTCTCTCGGTCCTCCATAACCACTCGATGAAAGAGATCCTGTTCATACACATTTTTAAAGATACTCTTTCCCGAACCCTGCGCTCCTACAATCACAACCTGCAAACTGGGAGAATGAGACCGTCCGTCCATATATTGCGCACGCACATTCGAGAAACAAAGTGCACCATAAGTCCCAAGCAGATGTAGAAGCATGGCAGGCCTGAAGCCACCAGGACAACCGTTCAGAATAGTGCTGATGTGAGGAATAGCGGAGTAACCCGGCATGGGGAACTGAGTATCGAACCATTGTAACCACTCACCAAGAGCAGGTTCTTTATCTATCGTTTGTTCGCCAACCGTTTTTTTTCCCATGAGACCAAAATCCTGACGAATCGTAATAACTCTAGATATCTCATCAGTCTTTACCTGACTGATCTCTTTCGCTTTTTTGATATCCAGATCACACTGATGATCTTTTTCTTCCATTTTAAGTCTGCTCACTTCCCTTGCCTTGTCATTTTCAAGTTCGTTTTTCTTTTTCTTTTCGTCAATCTTAACCTGTCCAAGCTTTCTCTTTATTTCGGGTAAAACGTATATTCCAATTACACCTATACCAATAAGGCAACCACCAATTTTCCAAAGAGTTGAAGCAGTACCTTTGTAGCGTCCACTAACTCCCCCTAGTCCAATTTTACCTCCTACATCGATTATAGAGTGGGACATTGCCTTTACTTTATTACTCATAACTCATGTTTATTAATTAATAATCTGTTA